TATAAGTTATAGTCGTTGGCTGTAATCATTCGGTCTTGACTGGCCGCTGTACGACTTGCACGGTTTTTAATCTGCGTTATTGTTTCACCACTGCTACTGCTGGTACTATTGGTCAACTGAATTGTAAAGATAGCATCTTGTTCAAGGCCTTGCGAGTCAACATAGCGAAGTGCAACTTGTTTACCTGCCACATCCATTGGTGTAAATGTTAAATCTTCGTTGGCACTTTCTCTAAACCAAATTCTAATGTTGCCTGTGGGAATGTCTGAATATATGTCGTCGCCAAACTTGATAGAAATTGTATCGTTTGCTCGTGTAATGACTTCGTATACTTTGCGTGTGTCCTTGCCAATGGCATTGAAAGCAATGTTCTTGCCAACTGTGCTTGGAACTTGTTCCCACTCTTGAAGTACCTTGCCGTCTCCATCAATACTTTGCACCCATACATCAGTTTCGTTGATGTTTTCGCCTTGAATGTCAATCACTCGGTTTTCTACCTTTGCATCAAGCACATAGTCTTCAAACTTTAAGACACCTTGCTTGAACATAAAGAACCAGCCATTGTTTGGATTTGCATATCCAGTGCCATCATTGTTAAACAACATGGTCTGGTAACCATATGGGTTTGGTATGCTTTCAATGGCGGCATTGGTTTCGCTGTTGACAAAAACAGGAACTAGTTCACAGCTATAGGTTGAGTTATTTCTGGCGCTTAAATTAAACGACTGCACCATTGTGCGGTTATCGGGTTCAGCAATTTGATACAACTGACGTACTGTGCCTTGAGTAGTAATGCTACTCATTGGGCGGCCAACTGGATTAGATCTATTTAGAACTTCATTTAAAATTACTACAAATTGTTCATTGAAGTCTGGATTAATTGGATCTCCCCAAACAATTGTCTGGCCGGCCAGGTTTACACCTTTGCTATCATAAACGTTTTGTGTTGTATTGACTGCTGTTACTCTTAAGAAGCCATTGGCGGCACCATTGCGATATGCCTTGTATCCCAATTGACGTGCAATGTTTAAAACGTTGCCACGTACTTCAGCAGTTTCTAAAAATGTTTCACGTAGGTTCAAATCACTACGGAAGGCCAAGTTTTGTCCCAGGTAAGAAATTAAGTCAATGAGAGCAATGTACTCACTACTGTTGATGAAATCGTTAAAATCTTCTGGATAGTTTGTTTGTACGTGATCAATTAACGCTGTACGAAGTGTATCAAAGTCGTAGGCCTTGAAGTTGGAATTGACCAAATAGCGATAGCTATTCAACCAACTTTCAGCGGCGTATAATTGTCCTAGGCGTCGAGTCTGGCTCATGTTGTAGTTGTTCCTTTATCGTATTTCAGCGGCAATATTACATCTTCGCCAGATGGATTGTACGTTACAATCGCTTCAATATTCAGTGCGTTTGGCTCTTCAGTGATTGTTACACTTTGTAATGTCCAACGAGGATCATTACCAATGATAGATCTGACATCTTCGTCAATTAGATCTTTTGTTCTTTCATCTAATGGTTCAAATAACATGTCCCATACTATGCTACCAAATTCAGGTAGCATGATGCGCTCGCCTTTGCGAGTATTAAAGTGGTTTAATAAGTCTTGCCTAGCAAGATCTAGATCGTAGCGAACAGGGCTAAGAAAATTAGTCCCTATGCTACTGTAACCGCGGAAAGTAGATGTTAAACGTGCCATACACCTATTTACCAGCTAGGGATAAAGCGGGTTATATCTTTAAGCCTGTGTAGGCGGCGCTGGTGTGCCTGGTGGATAGTTGCCATTTATATGTGCTGGTCCGTGTTTGTCTTTCAACTGCAATAGTGTTAAATTAACACCATGTGGTACTTTGCCTGTGTTTAGGTAAGCACTTCTTTCCCACTGGGAAGATTGAGTTGACGATGGAGGACCGTATGCGGCTTCCACACGTTCTCCTGTTGAAGGACCATTACCAAGTGAACGTGTCCATGGTGTTTGTGGATTACGGGCTTTATTAGTTTTAACTGCTGATTCATCAGCACTTACACCCTTATCTCGTAATTGTGCTTGCGACATCTTGCGAGCATCTGCATTTGGCTTGCCATAGATGGCGTAGTTGGCTTCACTGTTGCGCTGATTGGCATTGTTTGAGTAGCCTGCGTTGGCCCAAATTGTAGCAATGCCTTGTTTGGTTGCTTTACCATCTGGGCTGGCAGCCGCATCTTTGACTAAATCTGCTGCCATTTGTCTTGCCACTGACGGATTTCCGTAAGCTGCCATGATTAAAGCATCAATTTGTGATTGCGTAATACAAATTTGACGACCTGCTTCTTTCTTTGCTTTTTCCAGGGCCGCAATAACACCAGGAGCCATATGTCTATCAACAATTTGTCTGCTGGCCAGGCGTGCTTCTGCTTCACTGGGACCTAATATTAGTGCTTGCTTTAAGTTGGCATCAATCTTACTAGCAGGATTGTCTGGACCAAAAATATCAATGCGTGTGCCGTATCCAACACTATAGCCCTGGAAGTCACTGTACATCATTCCACGATATGCTTCTCGGCCCTTCATTAAATTAAAACCTTCATCGCTGAGTGTGTTCTGCGTGATATCCGGAATACAATCTTCAGCATTGGTCAAAGGTGGAATTGCTGGATCACCGCCGCCAGCGGTGCCTGCGCCTCCGGGACCTTCGATGTCTGCAGGTGTAATCTTATGATTTCCAAGACCTTCGTCAACCACCCCTACTGGTACTGAGATTGGTTCGCCACCATTCAATGCGCTATGGCCACCATATGGCTCTGGCTCTGGAACCCTAGACGCTACACTTTGCCCAATGGTTGCATTTGATGACAATGTATTTGTGCCTGGACAATCAGCACGATCAGCAATGGGACCGTTTAAGTCAATTCGCTGAGCAGTCATTTTAAGTTGACTGTCTGCATAGAAATTTATATTTTGTTCTGATGTTAAATTGACTGCTTGATTTCCTGTAAGTTGCATTTTACCATCAGTGGACTCCATCCTAGTGTCGCCACCAGTTTTTAGATTGAATCCACCATCAGCTTCAAAGTTGATATTATTGTCAGCACGGAAGTTTACACTTCCTTCAGTGTGTACGCTAAAG